ATTCGTATGCTAACTCTTGTATTATAATTGGTTGATTTATTTGCCATCTATCTATGTTGAAAAATTGTTTTGCTCGTTCTATTATTTTTAGTGAAACTTCATCCTTATTAAATCCTGACCTTGCTATAAAATTTACTTTCATACCAATATTGATGATGTAAGCGTCTTTGATATTGACAGCGTCGGTCATCAATCTATATTGGGATAAGTAGGTTTTTAAATTTTCTTTTACGGCTAGGTTAAGATTTATTAACTTTTTGGATGCATTATATCCGAGTGTATACAGGTTAAGTGCGTTTGGATTTGGAAGTCTATTTGAAGAACCAGCGTCTTGTGCCTTTAATTGGTCAAGGTTTCTTTCGTCCATGAAAAGATTTGACTTGACTTCTTTTTGCATCGTTGGTATATTCAGTTGTTCATCTTGAACAATATATGCCTTTGCTATTGCTCCAAATTTAGCTGGTAATGCATATACCCTTGTAATGTAGTCTTCACGAGTTACACTTCTACCTTGAGCTTGAAAAAATGCTAGTGCATTATCTTTTAATTCTTTTACGGTTTCTGCTCCTTTACCACCACTAGCAGGAAAAGGATTGGTAACAGCCACGGAGGTTTTGACAGTAGAGACGAGTGATGCATCTAAACCAGTCTCATCTAATGTGAGTGATATCTCGGATAAATTTGAAATACTATCTTGTGTAGCGTTATCTCCTAAACCACCACCATGTGAATACTTTATTGTAAGTGTTGTGTTGGATGGTGCCTGTCCGTAAGCCTCGGTCTTCAAGAAGTTGGTTGGGTCAAAGTATGTGTCCAAATATGTAGGACTACCAGGTAAGGATGAACCAACATTATTTGGATTTGGAACGATTTCTTCATCAAACGAATCACTCACTCCTGCACCAAATCTTATTTCAGTTCTACCATCTGACCTTATAAATGTCACAAATCTTCTTGGTGTTTTTAGAAGTTTTAAAAGGTACGGAGCTTCATCACTAAATTGTGATAATTCAGGATCATTAGCTGCTACATTTTGAACCGAATCAAAGATGGTGTCTTGTGCGAGAAATGGAACTTCTTTCCAAGTATTACCATCACTATCGGTACAAGATATTATTTCTAAAACATTCTCACTACCCAATATAATTCTTTGATATTTTTTAGTTGTACCAAATTCAAATTGTTCTTCAACAACAGTACCGCTAACAACACCTACAGTTTTTTTCAATAAATAAAATGTTGGCTGTGTTCCTGAAGTCTCGAAAATACTAACTGTGGTTGGGTCAAATGAACTTGAATATTTAAAATTAACATTTTCTCTAATCCTAAATGTTGTTATTCCATTTGAGGCTAATGTTCCCTCGTTTATCTGTAAGGCGTAATTGTAATCTGGCTGTACATTTACTCCACTACCTTTTGCTGGAACTGTTTGAAACACATCAAGGTTAGTGAATGATGGACTTGATAACTTGGGTTTGTATCCAAATGATTGTGCCATTTCAAATAATGTTTTTGTGTCTTCGGCGTAGGCTAGTAATTGTTCTTTGAATTGTGCATCAACATAGTAAGATAAAACATCACCCACATAAGCTGCCATCTCTATGAACATCATACCCGGCGATGATTCATTAAAATCATTATGAGTGTTTGGATAGTATTGTTTAGCAAAGTCTATCAAGTCATTACGAAATGACGAAAAATCTTTGTTTAGATATCTTACTTCTTTTTGTGTTGGCATCTAACTCTCCTATTCACCTACGAGAAAACTTAAGGTGATGACCTCATGTACTGTTGGTTGAATTGTTAAAGCAAATTCTAAAATTATATTTAATTGATGTTGTTCTACGGAGTCCCTTTGTACTTCAATTTTATTTATTGTAACATGAGGTAACCAAAATGCTATTGCCTCTTCTATTGTCGCTCTGACTGATTCCAACAAATCATCACTCATCGGTTCGAATAATATTTGTAATAGACCACAACCGAAATCCGGTTGTCCAACTCTTTCACCCTTGTTGGTAAGTAGTAGATTTCTTATATTACTACTTGTTTGTGTGAGTGTCGTAGAAGTACCAGGAAAAAAACCACTACCATCGATGTGATCCATCGGTAATGATATACCTATTTTTACATCAGGATTTAAATCTTTTTCTAATACTGACAACTAATTTCTCCTATGGACGATAGTGTTCGTTTTTCTTCTTATTCATGGCTTTCATCAAACCACTATAATCTCTTGTTAGGGCATTTACAACATCCTCACCGACTTGTTCGGAACTGACACCTCTTGCTTTCATGGATTCAACAGCTCCAACCTGTCTTCTCTTTTCTTTACCTTCTTCTGTGTTAGCCATCATAGGATTTCCACCCATCAATTCACTAACCCTATCCGAAGTATATGCTCCACCACCCATAGTTGGATAGGCTCCTTTATCACCTTGTGGTATTCCACCTACGGTTTCGTTCAAAACTTTATTGAGAGCTGAATTTTTTGTATATTCCTTAAACTCTTTTTTCTTGGGTTTTGGTTGGACATACTCTTGTTCGGCTAATTGAGTTAAAGAGGATGAGACTTCATCACTTTGAATGGAACGACCTGCTAAAGCTTTCTTTCCTTCACTAATAAATATCTCATTTACCTGTTTCTTAACTTCCTTACGAACTAATCTTTCTATTATGTTTATTAGTTCTTTCTTTTTCATCATAGACTCCTATTCTATTTTAAAGTATTGGAACACCAGCTACAGTCAAGGGTATTGTTGCTGGGGCTACAATTGTTGCTCCATTAAACACTATACTTTTAAAAGATGCATGTATGATTGTTGCCATCAATTCACAGACATCTGCTTGACTTGCTCCACCCATACCAAGTGCTGTGACTGGTGCTAATATCGGTGGAACAACCATCACACAAGCTCCTACTCCTGTAGTTGTTCCTGCTATATTGGAAAATAAAGTAAATGAACTTACCACATACCCAACTATTCCCGCAGTCAAAGGTGTCATAGTTGGGTCACCCGAAAGAAAACTACCATTTATCACAGTCTGTAAAGCTGCTTGACCAACCCTTGCAGTCTTGACTTTAGCGGTTGGGGCTGCTGGTAATTCAGCATCTTCAGCATATTTTACTATAGCTTCTGCCAGTCCTTTTGCCGATTCTGACCTACTTGCACCTTGTTCTTGTATCTTACTATAATTATCAGTTAATAAATTTTGAAGTTTTTTTTTCTGTAGCATCATAATTCCTTTGTCAAGATGTTACATATTCTTGCTCTAATCGTTTCGACTCCAGCCTCCCAAGCAGATATAGCTGCCTGATTGGTTGGGCCACTACTGATTGGGCCACTTGGGCCTGCACCAGTTGCTATACCAGTCAAACTCAAAATCGTACTTCCTAATTCAACAAATGAATTACAAATACTATCTAATAAATCTGATAACTCCTCACCATAAACTAAATGCTGTTCCTTGACATCATCACGACCTTTTATGTATATGACAGCTTCATTTTTACTACCACCAATTTTAAAGTAACTTCCATTATCGGTATTTAATCCTGCACAATCATCAAGGTGTAAATTAGCACCCTTACAACTTTCCAAGTGTGCCATATCATCAAGTTGTAAAAATGATGGACATTCACTTGAAAGGTAAATCGTATCAGAACCACCTTCTTGACCACCCTCTCCTAAATCTAATCGTGAGTTGCCAGGTGTGATTAAACTAATACCACCTGGTTTCAAATCTATGGTTGTAGCTCCACCTGAATTAATATTTAGTCCATCATCGGCATCCACAGTAAATGCTTTTTTGGTTGAGAATCCAATACCATCATGACTGAATCCAAGTATCTTACCTCGTTTGGTATTAAAAGTAATTCTATCTGAATTTATTGTAATTTGTTTCCCACCGATGTTTGGTTGGTCATCTGAATGAAATGATGACATATATGAATGGTCGTCAGCATTTGTTTCTTCGATATCAAGATTGACCTTTTGGTCTGTTGTCATCCATATAGAGCTTCCATCTGAGTTTATATTTTCTTCTACGGGTTCATAATTTGTATCTTCAATTTCTTGTTTTAAACTTTGTTCATCGAATATTTGAGCATCTGTAAGTTGTCCTGCCCTAATTAAGATATTTGGTGAGTCTTGGGTTGATGGTTCATCCCCATGTGCTCCCTCAACAATAGCACTTCCGAATCTGATGGATTGTCCAAATCTACCTTCGAAGGTCATATCACCCTCTCGTGGTAATAATCTTCTTATCTTATCATCATTACCAGTCTCGGTATTGACCTCAAAGAAATCATATAGAAAATCATCATCAATCATCTTTTGGTCTCTGATTCCACTCGTACCTGGTGCAATATTGGCGTTGATACTATTGAGTAATGGAACGACAGGTAGATAAAAGTTTGTTCCCAAATACTTGACCACGACAACATGCTCGTTTCTCAAAGGCATCTTTGTCATATTCATATCGAGTGGTTGATATATTTTTAATTTGGGGAGAGTTTTATCCTTTTCGGATTGATGAGGTCTTGCCTTTATACAACCCAACAACCCCCATATCTTTTGACCATTTTCGTTCTCAGGTAACTTATCCTCGGCATCAAAAACTTCTAAGACTTCAGCTATCTCAAGTT